ACTTCTGGTTCTTCTTCAGCTTCGGCTTCAACAGCCTTGGCTTTCTTGGGCTTAGCCGCTTTGACTTCGGCCATAGCTTCGGCTTCGTCTTCATCAAGCAAGTCACCAAGAGTCTTAGCCGCAGGGCGCTTACCTTCAATAGCCAACGGTGCAGGGGCTACCACGCCATCAGCGGCGGCAGGAGTAACAGACACAGCCTTCTCAGCATCCTTGGACAGAGCTTGCTCTTGGGCAATCAGATACTCTGAGTCAGTCAACCAACGCACAGGGGCGAAGATCAGCTTGGGAGACTCAGCCTTGGTGTCGAACTTCATGCGCGTCACGATAGCGTCCAAGTTAACTGGTGGAGTTTGAGCCGCCATGTAGCGAGCGTATGCTTGCAGTGGGCGCTTCTCGCCTTCTTCCTTGCCAAAGATAGATGTGGCAGGCAGAGTCACTTGCAACACGTCGCCTTCAGGGTTGTTAGCCAAGACCACAGCCAAACGCTGTTGGTAACGGCACGCACGGCTTTGACCATTGCCTGACCCAGCGATGTTCTGTGGGCAAGCGGCGCAGCTTGACGCTTGCTTGTTACGTACGCCTGCATCGGGCTTGTCACCATCAGCAGATGTGCAGTCAGGGGCGGCTGCAGCCGCGTCTTTGTCATACGATCCTGCGTAAAAAATACGGCTGACCTTGGGGGCAGCTTTAACCACGATCACATCCAAGTGGCGGTCTTCGATGGATGCCACTTCCTTGCCGCCTGCAAGCAGACGAAACACGCCACCCTTGATGGAGACGCGCTTCATGCCACTGCTGGTGTTAACGCCACCGGCCAAAGCCAAGGTAGTTGCGGAAAGCTCAGCGTTCTTAGCGAAAGCTGGCACGTTTGAGGGGTTGAACATTGCAATATTGCTCATTTTGATTTCCGATTAAGTTGGTTTGCGTACAGAGATGTCGAACTCAGATGTTGAGTTCAGACCGGGCGGTACGACCCCGGGGTTTTCTTCCAAGAACTGAGCCATGTTGGACTGCGCAATACGCTTCTCAAAAAGCTCTAGGGCGTGGTTGTCAATCACAAACTGTTTGAACGAGTCCCAGTCCTGTGTGTAGTAGCGAGTCTTCACGGACATGACTGCCGTGCCCTCGGTAGTGCGAACTGATGTGACGCCCATCGCCTTCATCTGTTCCTTGATCGCGTTCTTGATCTCGTCCTGTTGCGCCTTGAGTACTTCAGCTTGTGTGTCGTACGCTTGGGTCAGTTCGGTCATACGTGTACGTAGCTTGCGGTAAATTTTTACCAGCTTGTCTAACGGTACTGCTTCTTCTTCCATTGCTTCTCCTGTTAATTATTTGTCTAAGGTTGGACAGTTTACATGTAATTTCTAGCGTTGCAAGCCCCTTTCAAGATTTAATTTCAGTTTCGAACATGTCGGTCAGTAGTAAGTTATCACTAACTTTCCCTGCCAACGCATTAAACATCTTCTTCTCAATCGCGCTACCCTGAATGTGAATCACGGTAACTTTGTCTGAGTCCTGCCCCTTGCGGTCAGCACGGGCACAACACTGGATGTACTGCTCTACGCTCATGAGTGGCCCATAGAACACCACAGTGTCAGCGGCAGTCAGCGTGATGCCGTGAGCAGACGCCGCAGGTTGCATGACCAACACCCTAGGGTTAGCCTCAGTCTGAAAACGATTGATAGTTTGCCCACGCTTAGGGGGACTTATGTCTCCGTGGATGCACTCATTGACAATACCCTTCTTCGTGAGGTATGTGCTGATGGTGTCGATGGTGCTACGGAACAAGGCGAAGATGATGACCTTGCGATCTGTCTCGTCCAGTATCTCCTCCAGTACCGCAAGCCTAGGCGCAGAATCAAACTCCACAACTTCCTTGTCGTCTGTGTATGCCGCACCACAACTAATCTGCAATAGCTTGGATACGCCAGCGGCGGCATTGACTGCCGTTATGGTTTCCCCTGCGGTCTGCACAAGCATGCGCTCTTTCAAAAGGTTGTAGTACTTGGCCTGCTGCGGTGTTAAAGCTACCTCTCGCGTCATGGTTATTACTGGAGGTAAATCTAAACACGCTTCTTTTGTGAAGCGTATTGCTGGCTGTAGCGCTTCATACACCTTGTCCTTGGCATCAAGCTTGGGCGCCCATTTGAACATCGTTACCTTGTTCATGACCTGATCGCGCCATGCTGTAAAGAACTTGGGCACACCTTCTGGATTGACTAGCTTAGCCAAGCCATACGCATCTACAGGTGACTGAGATGCCGGCGTTCCTGTCATCATCCACAGGTAGGTGTTGGGAGTCAGGATGGAGTTGAGCGCTTTCCATCTGCGTGTGGTGATCGTCTTGTATGCGTTGGCCTCATCAACAATCACAAGATCAAACCGGCCATCGTTACGCACCTCATCAGCGATAAGGTTCAAGCCCTCGTAGTTGGCAATCACAATCTCGTAGTCACGCTGGATCATCTCGATGCGCCGACTAGCCTGAGCATGGTGCGCGATAACGGCAGAGCGATGTATCACACTGTTGTTGATGTCGCCCATCCATGCGCTGTGCATGATCGACAGAGGGCACAGGACAAGAACCCTGCGCACCTTGCCAAGCTTCATCAGGTAGTCAGCCGCCCACAAAGCTGAGAGTGTCTTGCCCGTGCCCGGCTCAGAGAACACAAAGGCTCTCCTGTACAGCGTGAGGAACGCTGCCGTCTCGATCTGATGCGCCATGGGCTTGTAACGCCCCGGCCAGTCGTAGCGCCTAGTGATAGGCGATGGCACATTTTTAACACCTAGGTTACGCAAGACCCGCGCTTCGTCAAGCCCCCAATACACAGCCACGTCGTAGCCACCATCCATGCGCTCGACGATCTTGTGTTTGGGTATGACTTTGTACTTGTTCGGGTTCCTTGTGCGTAAGACTAGTGCTTTGTCTTCGATGATTTCCATTGCTTCTCCAAGCTATTATTTTCCGTTGTCGCTCTGATTGGCGCTCTTGCTACGAAGGCGGGTGTTGCCTGTTGTTGACTTGCCCCCTGCACGCAGAGGTTTGATGTGGTCAATGTCTTTACCTGCACGATCAACACCTTTCTTATCGTAGGTTCTACGAGCCTTCTGCCGTTCAATCTGATCGGCTGTCTCGCCTGTTTTCTTTTGCAGTTTGTATGCGTGTTTGTAGTCACGCTTGCCATTGGTCTGTGTCATGGTTAGAACTCCTTTAGCTTTGCTTCACACGCGTTGCGCAGGCTACGCACCACACGAGGTTCGTGCGCGCTACCTTTGTGCTTCATTACGTCTGCAATCAGGCGCATTGACAAGATCGTAGCGCACTCTATGTGCAGACCGATTGATCCGTAATCAGTACCATTATCTGCATTAGTGTGCACCCGCCCATCGTGCACGATAGCGCTGTCGCAGGCGCGTAGAGGTTTGCTGCAAACATGGCACATGCTTGGGTATGAAGGGTGAGTAGTTTGTTCTTGTAAAAGTGACATAAAAATCCTTAGTGTTTGGGATTGAACTCGCATCCGGTGACCTGACACCATCCGCATAGTGGGGTTTGATTGGGGTTCCATACGTCTGTCTCAAAGCATGATTCAAGACGCGCAGTACGCTCACGATACTTCCACCAGAAGGCTTCAGATTGATCGCGTGTCATCTGCATCTTGACCATATCATCTTTGACAATGAACAGCAACGCTGAGTTAACCTTGCGGATGTGGGGGAAGTGTGCGAAGACCATAAGCGACATAAGCACAAGCTGATCCCTGTCGGGGTACTTGTTGTTGCCGGTCTTCCAATCTCCCACCCACGCCGTAAGGTTCTCATCGTTAACGATCAGGATGTCGGCTATGCCTCGAACCCAAACGTCAGGAGACTTCCAGCCCGTAGGCTGTAGGTCTACAGTTAACGCCATCTCATGCTCAGCAAGCACTCGGCCTGATTTACTCAGCATGGCGTTCACTACAGGCAGGAACTGCGCATACTCAGGTGGTATTGGCGTCTTGTCCCTGATGTAGTCTTCGATAGCCTTGTGTACCTGATTGCCGTAACGCGTAGCTTCGGTCTCTTGGAAGGGGTACTTCTTCAAGACCTTGACCTCGTGATACCTGCGTTGGCAGCCCTCGAAATCTTTTAGGCTGCTGTGTGACCATGCTGGTTTTTTCATTCGAACTTCGCTGTGTTAATGGCTTCTGTTAATCGGTTAGCAAACTTGGTAACAAACACTTCGTTAGAGTTGAGCCTGTGTTCGCCCATGTCTTTAAGAATTGTGTGTACTACCTCGTGCCAGAACGTGTCTGTAATTTGCTCTGGCTTGAATGGCTTGCCTGTGATGTTACTCGTTCGTCCTAGTCGGATGCGTTGCTCATCGTAATGAACACGCCCCATGTCACGCTTATCAAGCATGGCTTCAACTACTTCGACTGAGTACCACCGCCTACCTACTCTTATTTTTGTTGGTAATTTCAATACCGCTTCTCCTTGTTAACTCTTGGCTAACCCATACCTACGGTGCGCGCCACCGTCAGCGTCCAATGGAATGCCCTGCATATAGGGCGGCTCCATAGTCATCTGCGCTAAGACCCAAGTCTTAGCCTCAGACACCTCTGCATCAGGAACCACGACGATCTGCTCGTCATGCACTGTTCCCGCTACAAAGTATCTCTTGGCAGTACGCACCATACCATCTGTCATTACGCATCTCGCTACGCCCTGCGTGACATTGTTGGTTATCTTGCCTGCATATATCTTAGTACGATCTTGGCCGTATGTCCACTCGACCTGCTCTTTATTTGTTTTCTCGTCCGTGTAGCGCCTGATGTTGAGGTCAGGGTACAACAGCTTCATGCCAGAAGGTAGCACGATCTCCCCCTTGCGGTACGTCAAACACTTGTGCTTGTACTCCTTCCCTTTGTAAAGGGACTCGTTGATAAGCTGGGTTTGCAAGTCCCAAAACTCAACTACGGGGGTGGCTGTAGCCCTGTACTTATCAATGATCGCCTTGGATGCTAGGCAGTGGATGACTAGTTCTCTGGTGGTACAGGTGTGCGGGATAGCGTTGAGCTTCTCGACGTTGACTTCCCAGTCTAGGAACTTCTCCGCGGCTTGTTGCGTAACGCCCAACTTCTTTGCGAAAGCAAGGTCGTAACGCTGAGGCGGTGCCCCGAGGAACCCTGTGAGAAGTTGCGATGCAAACGCTGCCCAACCGAGGCCGTACCCGCACCCAAGGAGCGCAGACTTCGCAGACTGTCGAAGATCTGGGTGAGTTTCTTTGGTGAGATTTGGGATGTTGAACATCTGAGCGCCGAAAGCGGCGTAAGGGTCACCACCTGAGCGGAAGATGTCGAGCATGTCTGTGTAATCCGAAAGCCACGCGAGCACTCGCGGTTCAATCTGTGATAAGTCCCCCACGACCAATTGATGACCAGCGGGAGCCATAATCGCTTTGCGTAGGAACGAGCCTCGCTTGAGGTTCTGCATGTTGATGGCCGAACCCTTGCTTGCTGTCCACCGGCCAGTCTGCGCACCGTAGTAGGAGAGAGGTACTGGTAAGGCGCCACGTTTACTAATGTCGAGGAACCGCTGAGCACGGGTACGCTCAGTGGTCGACTTAACCCTAAGACGCGCTTCACAAAGAAGGGCAACGTCCTCACGTTCACCGTTGAGCAACGCCTGAAAGAGGGCATCATTCTTAGCCAATGCAAGTGTTTCTTTCCCGGTAGTTTTACTGACTTTCTTTGGGGGAGCCACACTGAGGGTTTCAAGTAGTGCTGCAAACTGTGGGTTCGACGCAAGTGCAGTTTCGTCCACGCCGAGCTTCTGTAATAGTGCTTCACGTTTTTCCTTTTCATCTAGTATGGCGTCAGTCAGCATGTTGGGGTCAAGCTCAAGGCACGCACGGGTGTACATCTTCAGCGTCATATCTATGAGCCGAAGTTCCTTGGACGGGTATCCATTGACCAAGCGCTCAAAGATTCGTTCGCATAGATATACGTCGTGTTTGCAATAGTCTGCAAGCTCAGATTCCAAGACCTCGTCCAACTCGGCCACACCATTGGTGCTGTGTACGGCTGTCCCTTTGGCGGGAAGA